GCTTTGCTCTATCCTCTTTTGTTGGTTTTCTTGAATACTTATTATAAAAGTGTTTTTCAACTTTTTCTCTATAAACAATCAGTGCTTCAAGAAGTTCTCTGTTATTAACGTAGTGTTCTGATTTTTTCTTAGGCATTTCATCTTTTTGAAATTATCTTTGGTTAAGATTATAGCATATTTAACAAGGCTTGACAAACATTTAAAAAATGACTAAAATCACTCTGTTAGGTTTGAAGATGAATAATATCTTAAATTAATTACTTAGTTCTATAAAGATTTTCTAAAGATACTCTAGCATCAGCAATAGAAGATAAGTATCCCATCGTAGACGTAATTCCACTCATATTTGATTTTTTATTTTGATTTTTTATAAACTTATTATACATTTTAAGAATTGATGGGTCATTTACTTCAGACATAGTAATGACTTTATCCATATTTAAAACAATTAAAGTATCATCAGTCATTTTAATCCAAGGATCTATTTTAATACCACTCATTCCCATTTGACGAATATGAACAGTTTCAATTGAAACAGGAGTGTCAAGCATTAAAATTGTTTTATCTTCCTCTTCAAAAACAGAAACTTTTGAAAAGATTTCTTCACCTGATATAAGTTTAATTACTGCATGAAATTCTTCTTGTTCTTTCATTTTTCTTTAAAGTTTACGTTAATTATTTCGTAGTTAAACTTTTCTTCATTATAAATTTTAATTCGTTCAATCAAATGATTTAAGGTATAGTTTTTTCTTGAATTTTTAGTTGTGTCATCAGCAATATCATAAAGAACTGCTGTTGTTTTATTGTCTCCTTTTCTGAGAACCCTTCCTATTGATTGTAGATTTCTAATTCTTGATTTTGATGGTGAAGCAAAAATAATATTATGTAAATTCTTAATATTAATACCAGTGCTGAATGTTCCGTAAGAAGCAACAATAATTGCGTCTGTCTCTTTCTCTGTAATCTCTCTTACCTTTTCTCTTTGTTCAGCATCCACACCACCATGAACGTAAAATACTTTACGATTTTCTTTCACGGAAGTATTTATAAGTTCGTAAAGTGGTTGACCATGAGTTTCAACTCGATTGAACAAAATAAGAGAATTTCCTTTTAAATCTATAACTAAATTTTTAATAAATTTATTTCTTTTTTCGTTTCCAATAATAAATTTAACTTCATCCTCATAAGTATCAAAATATTGTTCATCATGCTTTAAAATAATTACACGAATTTGAAGTTTAGATAAATGTCCTTTATCAATTAAGTCTTTAGTTTGAGTGACTTTATATGATGGACCAAATAAACCCTCTAAGACCCATTTATGGGTCTGTGACCCGTCTAGAGTTCCAGTAAACCCAAATCTATATTTTGCATCATCCATCTTTGTCATAATGCTAATTAAAGATTTGGATTTAAATAAATGTGCTTCATCTCCGATTACAACGTTGAAGTCTTTAAAAAATCCTCTTTCAAGTTTATAAATTGATTGCCACGTCGTAATTACAACAGAAGCATTATTTGTTTTTTCTCTTCCTGAGTAAATTTTATGACAATAGTTGCCAGCATCCCAACCATAATCTTCAAAATCTTTAAACATCTGTTCCACAAGAGATGTTGTGGGAACAATCAATAATATCTTTTTTCCAGTTTCAACAAAATATCTTACAACAGAATAAATCATCAAAGATTTACCTGAAGCAGTTGGTGAAATTAAAAGTTTTCTGTTATAACGAAGAGCATCATAAACAGCATCAATTTGATAATCTCTTGGTTTATGTTTTGAAATACGAGTCATATATTCAGACACACCCTCACGAGAAATAATCTCATTTTCCTCAAAAGGAGTTCCATAAAACTTATTGTTTTCAAATTCTACAGAATAATTTGATTTCTTAGCCCAAGAAACAACCTTATCTAACAAACCCACATAAATCGTGTTATTTTTTAGATCAAATAAACGTATATTTCCATCCCAATATTTGTTACGATATTGAGGCATAAACTTTGCCCCAGGGACTTCAAAAGTGAAATGATCTGAAAGTTCTTGTAAAATATGTGGTTCAGATGTAACGGTTAGATAAATTTCGTTCTTTTTTCGGATAGTAAGATCACTCATAGCCAGCAG